CGTCTCAGGATGGCGGCTGATGGCAGACCGGCTATACGCGCAGCTTGGACGCTTGTCTGACGCGTACGACAATGTGCTCGCCTCGCAGTCCTTGAAGGCCGTGCGGGATGCGTGGGGAATGTGGAGCACGCTCACCCCTTCCGACTGGTGGAATGATGGCGTGACGCAGGGGTTCGCGAGCAATCTGGCCTACAGGGATATCGTGCGAACGCAGGCTTTGCGCCGCTTCGGACAGTCCACTGGAACGCAGACCTTGAAGCTGCTCGGCTCCGGCAAGGTGGACCCGGTCGATTTGAGCTGGGCGCCTACCCGCGCGAACACGGATCCGTGGAAGGTCGCGTTGAAGCCGGTGGAGCAGTACCGGCATATGGCGATGCAGTCGCCTGACGTGAAGCCGTTGACGTTCCCGAAGCCCACTGAGGCGGACTGGAAGCTGGTCAATAGCTGGCTTGATTCGGCGCAGAACCGTTTGGAGACCGTCACGGACGCCGACGCGGTTCGCGCTGGCGAGGACGGGATGCGATCCACGTACAAGCGTGCCGGCGTGACGTATTACCGTCGCGTCATCCACCCGGAGCTGTCGAAGACGGGAACATGCGGCTTGTGCGCTGTCGCGGCCACGCAGGTGTACAAGATCAGCAGCCCGAAGCCGATGCATGACCGGTGCCATTGCACGGTGATGCCGATACTTGGAGACCATGATCCCGGAGCCTACCTGAACAATCTTGATCTGAACAAGCTGTACCGGAAGGCTGGCGGCACGGACGCGGAAGGCTTGTACAAGCTGCGCGTGCAGGTCACGCAGCATGGCGAGCTTGGCCCGGTGCTCAACGAGCATGGACATACGGCGCGTGACACTGGGTACAAGGCCGATTCGCCTACGCAGAAGTTCAACCAGGCGCATTACAAGCAGCCTGACCGCGATACGGCGCGCATGGAGCTGGAATCGATGCTTGAGCGTTCCGAACGGCTGGTGAAGATCATGCGGATGGTTGACGAGTCAGGGCAGTCCGACCGTCTCGTGTTGGATGACGACGAGCTGAACATTCGCCCGTCGAAGAGTTTGAAAACGGCGATCCGCTACCAGTTGCAGTTCGCCAAGCAGTTGCGCGCCATGCTCCACATGGCCGCATGAGATGAAAGAGGCATCTATTGTCTACTGAACAATCTAACGAGCCGACCGGCACGGAGACTCCCGAGGAGAAGACCGTCACGGGCGCTGAGGGCAATAATGCTGCTCCTACGCCGCTCGACGTGAAGAAGGCTTCCGCCGATTCGGAGACTGCGCTCAACGAGTACGGGTATCCGGACGAAACGAAGGTCGAGGACATGACCGATAAGCAGCAGGCCGCGTACTGGAAGCACCAGTCGCGCAAGCATGAGGGCCGGGCGAAGGCGTTGAAGAACGCTAATCCAGACGATGACCTGCAGACTCAGATTGCAGAGTTGCAGGCGAATCTTGCCGCCCGTGATCTTGCCGACGCTTTCAAGGATGTGCGAATATCCCATCCCGAGCTTGGCGACGATGATCTGAAGCTGTGCTCGTCCACCGAACCGGACGAGGTGCGCAAGTGGGGCGACGCGTTCAGCGCAGTGCTCGCCGCGCATAATGCCAAGTCGGGCGGTGAGACTGATGATTCGGAGCCTGATGCTCGAACGCATGTCATTCTTCCCTTCGCCCGTAGCGGCGGTTCGAACAAGCCCGACCCATCCACGCCCGCCAAGGGCAGTTCCGACCGACAGAAATTGTATGAGGAGGCCTTGCATCGCTATGACAAGCCTTCCAAATGAGAAAGGACTCTAAATGAGTGCTTTGGGTGTTTTCACCGATAATCTTTCCGCTCCCCAGGATGATCAGTCGTGGCTGGTGAATCGGATCACTGACGGCGTGCAGTCCGTCACGCTGGACGTGAGCACGTTCACGGCCGGCGAGGACAAGTACTTCGCGTCGTTCGGGGACGATGACACGACCGGCTACGTGAAGTCCGGCATCCCGCTGGCTCGCATCACTACGGGCGAGCATACCGGCGAGTACGGGCCGTATGATCCGGCTGCTACCGATGGGCGTAATACCGCCATCGAGGGCGTGCTCGAATCCCAGTTCGCGGTGCAGTTCACTCGCGCCGGCTTGAAGGCCGCTGCGAACACTGCCGGCATGCGCTACATGGGCGTCATCAACACCGCCAAGCTTCCCGTGCCGGTTGACGGCGCGGTGTGGCATGGCCTGTTCGCCGACAATCCGCAGGATGGTTCGCCCATCACTGCGCTGAGCGTCGCCCCGGCCGTCCCTGTCCCCCAGCCCTGACCGCAGCGCCCGGCAAGGGCGTGACACTGAATTCCTATTTGCTTCCTAGCCTCGCCGCGTGGCGGGGCTTCCCTATTTGAAAGGCTCTATTTATGAGTATGCCTGTTTCCGACATCATCAGCCCTGATGCTGCCACCGGAATCGTACAGGGCGCGTTCAATGGCGCTAGCGCCGTGCTCCCGTTCAATCAGGTGCTGCCGAACACCAATGCGGACAATCTGCCGCAGGGCATCACCGCCGACAATCTGACCGTCTCGTGGACTCCGAACCTGCGCCAGCAGCTTGACGACGGCCCGGTGTTCCGCGCGTTCGACGCCGAGGTCCCCTATGGGAAGACCTATGGCAAGGGTGAGCGCAAGTACACGGAGATGCAGCCGTTCGGCAAGCGTCACCGCATCACCGAGGCCGATATCGCCACGAACGGCGACAAGGCGTTCACTGCCGACAAGGCGACCCTGTTCTTCGACAAGCTGGGCCGGGAGACCGCGTTCATGCTTGAGAAGGCGAAGGCGCAGGTCGCGCTGAATGCTGCGTTGACCATCAGCGAGAACGGCGTCAACGGCAGTTTCGACTATGGTCGCTCCGCCGACCTGAACGTGCCGAACACTGGTCTGGTCAAGAATTGGGGCGATGCGGCCGCGAAGCCCGTGGACGACATCAAGAAGTTCCAGGACCTTATCGCCGCTCATGACGGCATGGCTCCCACGGTGATGGTGACCTCGCGTCGCGTCATGGCCGCCCTGTCGCAGAACGCGCAGCTCATCCAGCTCCTGTTCGCGAAGACCACGGGCGTGCCGGGCAGCATCAAGCAGTCGGACGTGCTCGGACTGCTCAACGAGTATGCGAACATCTCCGGCGTGCTGCTTGCCGATCAGGCGTACGAGCAGTACTTCCAGACTAACAAGCTGGTTCGCATCCCGAACATGTTCCCGGATGACACGGTGCTGTTCCTGCCCGGCTTGGGCGATACGGGCATCGGCGCTACGGCCATCGGCCCGACCGCCGAGGCGAAGACCGGCATCGTGTCGAATCCGAACGGCATCGGCCTTGTGGGCGTCATGCAGGAGACGCCGGGCACTGTTCCCGCGTACGACCTGTATGTGAACGGCACTGGTCTGCCGGTGCTGGCGCAGCCTGACAGCACGCTCAAGGCCACTGTCCTCTGACCTAGGGGGTGGCTTATGACCGCGTTCGACGCTCTTGATTTCGTCGCGGGCTTCCGCCTCTACCAGTCGGATAAGGCCGCGACGATAGGCAAGGACCTGTCGGAGTCGTGGATTACGGCGCAGTCGCGCATAGCGTGCCGTCTTATCGTCGGGCAGGTGCCGGGCGTTGAGGCGCGTTACGCGAGCCATGCCATCGATGATGAGACGGTGTTGTACGTCGTGTCGTCGATGGTCGCCCGCGTGGCGCTCTATAAGCCGTATCACAGCGAGAACGACGGCTCGTACTCGTATGTGAACGAGGCTCCACAGTCCACGCCGCCTGATACGACTCCTTCCGCGTCCCTGTACTTGAAGAAGTCCGAGAAGGACATGCTCGCCGGGGATGACGACGACGAGCCGGTGGGCAGTGTCGTGATGGGCCTGTCCCGCATCTGGGGAGGCTAGCCATGACTGGTGCTGACAGTCCGATCTTCTCGGACAGCGACCGGCTGGCCGACCGTACCGACCTGCTTTCCCACGACCGCGTGATCGTGGTGCCGCGCAAACCGGTGGACACGGCGCATGGCATCCGGCTTGAGCCTGACGGCGCTCCGGTGCTTGTCGTGTGCGGCTTGGAGGGCCGGCAGAATCAGGCGGGCATGTTCGCCAACGCGGGCAATGAGGACGTTCCTCAGAAGCAGGGCGGTCTGACAGAGATCACCCCGTTGCAGATCATCGCACGCGAATGGCCGGGCGATATCTGGGCGTGCGTCTGGTATGGGGGCGACTTATATGACACGGTCGGCCAGCCGGTCGAGCGCCGTCATGGCACTGGCTTGTCGAGGCATTGGGAGATTCGTGCGGAGCGCAAGCGTCGCGGCGTGCCGCAGCCGATTGTTCCGGAGGGGAGCCGCACATGGGGTATGTGACCATAGACCGCGACGCTTCGACCCGTGCCGCGCAGGATTTCGGCAAGGAGGCCACTGGCGTGGTCGCCTTGGACATCCTCGGCAAGGCCAGGGGTCTTGCCGCCGCGCGTGCGAAGCGTTCGAGCGTCGCCGGCCGCATCAAGCTTGAGCCGGGCGGCCGCCCGCAGGACACGCGCATCGTCATGAGCGTGGAGGAGCTTCGCGAGAACGGGCACGGCGTCATGGAACTCGTGGATGTGGCTCCCCATCTTGAGTGGGGGTACACGGATTCGCGTTCCGGCAAGCATGTGCCGGGCAAGCATATCCTGCGCGACGCGACGTTCGGAGGCTGACCCATGGCTACTACCGTGTTCGAGCAGCTGGACCCGTATGTGGGCGAGGATCTGGATTCGGAGATGCTGGTGCGCGAGCTGCTCTCCAACGACCTGCCCAACAGCGAGTATCCGACTGTCGCACTGCGCAGCGAGATCGGCGTGGACGTGAACAGTCTGGCCGAGGGGCTGCTCGTCGTCTACGAGGTCGCCCCGGCCACCCCGTTGGGGCATGGCCTGTTCCGCTTCCCCGTGAGCCTGCACGTGTTCGCATCCGACCCCGACATGGGGTCGCGTTTCGAATCCTATTTGTATTCGCTGGTGTCACGATGGCCGTATCAGGAGCCTCAGCCCGACACTGCCGGAGTGAGCCGCGTGCAGCTGACCGGCTTCCGCAGGCAGGGGCCGAACGAATGGAATCTGGCCCGCGACATCCACATATGGAGTCTTGAGGACGTTCTCGTCACCGCACGGCTCCACTAACTATTCCCATCCAAACATTCTCATTTGGAAGCCCCGCCCGGCATCCGTCTGGCGGGGCTTTCGCATACCTATAGGAAGGTCGTTACCTTGGTTCTCTCTCTGGCAACCAACAATGACAGTCTCATCAACGGCAAGCGCGGCGCGGTGTTCGTCGCTCCTGCGGGCAGCGTTCTGCCCACCGATCTGAGCAAGCTCACGCTTTCGAACGATGCGCCGGACACGAACTGGAAGAACCTCGGGCATACGTCCGAGTCGAACCTCCCCTCGTGGGATCGTTCGGGCGGCGACGCCACCAGTCTGAATTCGTGGCTGAGCGAGGGCGTGAAGACCACGTACGACAGCGTGACCATCAGCGTGAGCGTGAAGTCCCTGCAGGCCGACAAGGGCACGCTGGGCTTCATCTACAACGGTTGGACCGACACCGCCAGCAATGGCGTCGCAGTCGCGTTGAACCCGGCTTCGCAGGACGTGGCTCTGGTCGTGCTCTCGTACGATCCGGATTCGCGCAAGCCGTTCGGAACGTACATGTCGAACGTGTCCCTGAAGGCAGACGGAATGCCTGACTTCTCGGGCGATTTCGTGGAGTTCGGGTTCACGGCTACGGTGCAGACCAGCAGCGTGATCACCGCCTCCTCGACGGGCGATAAGGCCGCGTTCGTGTTCCTCACGCCGGACCTGTTCGTCCCCCAGCCGTGATCCGGGCTTACGCCCGGATCCTACCCGCAGCCGCCTGACAGCGCTGCGCAGGGACGCGCATGGGGCTTTTCAAAGGGCTGTCCCCATGCGCGTCCGCACATTTCACCACCTAATCAGCCCTTTGACTCTTTTTACAACCCTTTGACATTTTTGGAGACATCATGACAGTGAAGAAGACCACCGCAGCGAAGACCACGGAAGAGAAGGCCGACGGCATCGCCGAAGAGGCTGCCGTGCAGGCGAAGACGCCCGCAGACATGGACTGGAACGAGCTTATCGCAGCCTACCCGATCCTCGACGGCCTGCCCGTGCTGGCGAAGCCCAGCGAGTTCACTCCCGGCCAGTCCGCCGATCTGACGGTGGCGTTGAGCCGCGTGCGCGAGACGTTCCGTCAGGTCGCCAAGGCCATGAGCGAGAACGAGGAGGAAGCCGACTACGCTGCCGCCGTGGGCACTGCCGAGATCATCACGACCGGCGACAAGTGGGCGCACGGCCTCGCGCAGGACGAGGACTCGTACGTGGCATGGTCGAAGGGGCACGCGCCGCAGGACCTGTCGAACGGGTTCATGGGACTCATGGCGTGGTATGAAGGCCAACTGGGAAAATAACCCTCTTCCGTCAGCGCTACGAGCAGTGCCCGGTCGAGCTGACGGCTGACTTCCGCCGCTTCTACCAGCTGAATCTCCCTGACGCGCAGCATGACATGGATCCGTCGCTGATGCTTCGCCTCCTATCGGGCTTGGCTGGGTACGACGAATCCCAGTACCGGGAATTCCTCTTGGCCCAGCCCGCCGAGGCTTCGGCGTCGCGCGGCAGCGGGGAGAAGCGCCGCCTGTCCTACCACCGGTGGAGCGAGATGTCCGCGCTGCTGCTGGACATCCGCAATTATCAGGCCGCGCAGATCAACGCGCGGATCGACAAGAAAAGCAAAGCCAAGCCGCTGCCCATGCTCGAACCGCCCAACGCGCCGGACGAGGCCAAGACCGGCGAGGCCGGCTCCTCCTTGGACGGCATGCAGGCCCTGTTCGGCGCTTTCGCGAAGACCAGTTAGACGGCTCTTCCGCTTTCCCTTTCGCTTTATTCCTCGCTAGGAGGCTCTCATGTCGTTTTCCGGTTTCCTCTATGGCAAGGTCGGCGTGGACGTCATGCCCGTCACCGAGGGCTTCCGCAGGGAGCTCAAGGAGCGGCTGACCGCCGCCACCGCGAACATGGACGTGAAGATCCCCGTCAACCTCGATGTGGATGATGGGGCGTTCAAGGCGTGGAAGGAACGCGAGGAGCACGACGACCTCAACCAGAAGGTCAAGCTCAGCTTCGACAGGACCGCCTTGCAGAAGACGGCCCGTGACGCCGCCCGGCAGGGCGGGGTGGAACTGTCCAAGGGCATGGACAAGTCCATGAGCGACTTGGAGGGCAAGCTCTCCAAGCGCAGGCTGCGCGTGCCTATGGACGCGGAGACGAAGGACTTCCGCAAGCAGGTCAACCAGTCCGCGAACATGCTCGAAGGCTCTCTGTCGAAGGCGTGGCAGCGGGGCATGAAGCTGCCGGACGGCATGGCCGTGAACACCGCGAACAAGCTGCGTGCCGCGTTCGACAAGACCGATTTCAAGATCACCCCGGACCTGCAGTTGAATGTCCAGGAGGCGGAGCGGCAGGTCGCCCGCATAGGCGACCGTCTGCGTTTGGCCGACACGTTCGCCCGTCAGGCCGATCAGGTGAGGCGTCGCGCCCAGAGGCTGAGCATGCAGATGCCCGACCTGAAGATGAAGCTCGACTTGGACGGCACCATCAGCGGGCTTGAGCAGGCTCGCGAGAAGCTGCTCAACAACGAGCGTGTGAGCCTCGACGTGCGCTCCAAGCTCGACTTGGAAACAGGCAAGGCCAACGAGGAGCTGGACCGCCTTCAGCGCAAGCACGACAAGCTCAAGATGGACTTGGACTTGCAGACTGCGGGCGCTTCGGCGCACTTGGCGTATTTCACGCGCCCGCGCACCGTCGACGTCTTCGCCCGGTTCAAGGGCACGGACATGGGCAAGATCCTCGGCGGCATGACCTCTGGGGCGACAGGCCTGCAAGGCGTGCAGAACAACTTCCAGAAGCTCGTCAACCTGATGGACCAGTTGGACGAGAAGGTGCCTAGGTTCTCGCTTCTCGGCGCCGGGTTCCTTTCTTTGGGCGCTGGCGCTACGAACGTTATGGCGAGCGTGGGCGGCGTCGCCAAGAGCATCGTGAGCATGAGCAAGGCCGCGTACGCGGCCCCTGCCGCATTGGGCGCGACTGCTGCCGGCCTGTTCGGCGCAGTCGCCGCCGCGAAGACCGCGAGCGATAATTTCAGCCTCGCGGGCACCGCGTTGGACAATTTGCAGGGCAAGGTCGGCAGCGCGTTCTGGGATCAGGCGCGCCAGCCGTTGAAGGACATGGCGAACAGTCTTGGCCCGGAGTTCCTGAACAACATGGAGCGGGTCGGCGCTGAGGAAGGCAACATCGCTGCCGGCTTGGCGAAGATCGTCACGCAGGCCGACGAGGGCAAGCGCATCAACCTGATGCTTTCAGACACGCAGTCCTCGCTTCGCGAACTGGTGCCGGGCGTGCAGGGCGTCGTCAAGGTCCTTACTTCGCTGGGAACGGCTGGCGGACAGTACCTGCCCCAGTTCTCGAACTGGCTGAGCGGCATGGCCGCTAGGAGCGCGGAGTGGGCGCATTCGGTCGAGGCCGATAACGGCCGCGTGCAGTTCGCCATGGGCGAGGTCAAGCAGCAGGCCGGGTTCCTCGGCTCGTCCATCGGCAGCCTCAAGGGCATCTTCATGGGCACGTTCGGCACGCTCGCCAAGTACGAGGACGGGATACACGGGTTCTCGGACACGCTCGCGCAGGCCGACAAGGCGGTGAACTCGGTGCGTTTCCAGCAGACGCTGGGTTCGCTCATCGACGGGGCGCAGACAGCTCAGGCGCGGGTGCGCGATTCGTTCGCCAGCGTGGGAGAGGACGCGTATTCGCTGCGCGGGGCGTTCCAGCAGGCGTTCGGGGATGCGGGCACGGTCGTGGGCAGCGCGGTCGAGGGCATTTCGAAGATGCTGGCCTCCGCCGAGCCGGGCATCCGTGATTTCACGAGCGGCGTCGCGCAGGGCTGGCAGAAGTTCATGGCCGCGTTCGGCGATTCCGGTCCCGCGTTCAGCAGCCTTCTGAGCATGACGGGCCAGTTGGCGAGCACGTTTGGCGGCACGCTGGGCAGCAGCCTTCGAGCGTCGATCCCGCTTATCGAAGCGGTCGCGAAGGGCGCTACGGCGGTCAGCGAGGCGTTCGGCAAGCTCCCGCAGCCGATTCAGGCCGCTATCGGCCTGTACATGACGTTCGGCAGGGCAGGCAGAGCCGGCTTGGACGCTTTGAAGAGCGGGCTGGCCGAGAACACCGTGAAGACCCTGCAATGGCAGAAGACCTTACGCGACGCGGGCATGACCGCCCAGAGCGCCGCCCCTTCGTGGAAGGGCTTGGCGTCCACGTGGATGCAGATGAAGGGCATCGATTTGGGCGGCGCGTTCAAGGCCGCGAAGACCGGTGTCTCCGAGACGGCGACCGCCGCCGAGGCCGGGGCGTCGAGCATCGGCAAAGCCGGTTCGCGCTTCGAGTCGTTCAAGGGCAACGTGCGTGGCGTCGGAGCGGTCGCGAAGACCGCCGGCAGCGCCTTGCTGGGTGCTATGGGCGGTCCTGTGGGGCTTGCTGTCAGCGCCGGCGTTGGCCTGATGTCGGTCGCGATTGCCGACTACAACACGAAGGCCGCGAGCATGAGCGCCGCATCGCAGAACATCAGCATGGCGTTGAAGAACGTGGCTACCGATTCCGCTGCCGCAGCAGGCAAGATGGACGGCGTCACCAAGAGCCTCACGACCAGTCTGGCCGACCCGAAATTCGGGCGCAGCGGCGTGAACTGGCTGAAGACCATGGGCAGCGACTTCACCGATGCGAGCAAGTCCGGCAAGACGCTGGGCTACTCGCTGGACGATCTCGCGAAGAAGGTCGCTGGCCCCAAGGACCAGTACGACAAGTTCATGGCGACCTTGCAGAAGACCTCGGATTCCGCGTACCAGTACAACGGGCATGTGACCGAGCAGACCAAGGCCGCGCAGAACCTCATCCCCGTGATGCAGGCGCTGAACAAGACCGCTTGGGAGAACGCGAACACGAACGCTCAGGCCAATGGCTACGCGGCGGGCTACACGGACACGCTGCGCAAGCAGGGATTGAGCCTCGAATCGGTGGCCGCGTACACGCAGTCGGCGGCGCAGAAGGCAGAGAATCACGCTCAGGCTACGAAGCTGCTGGCTCAGGCGGAGCAGTCGCACGCCTCCTCGATGATTTCGGAGCGTGCTGCGGCCAGCCAGTACTATCAGACGCTGGATTCGATGGGCGACGTGCAGGCTCGCGTGAACGAGCTTGCCTCGCAGGGCCAGCGCGTGTGGGACGGCCAGTCGAAGGCGTTCGACATGACGAGCGAGGCCGGGCGCACAGCGTCCAACGCGATCGACGCCTTGGCGCAGAACGCGCAGTCCTATGTGCAGGCGATGGTCGCGGCCGGGGAGCCGACCGCGAAGGTCAAGGAGCAGGCTGCGGGCATCAACAAGAGCCTGTACGATCAGGTGCTCGCGTTCACGGGCAGCGAGCAGGCGGCGCAGCAGTACGTCGATGAACTCAACCTGACGCCGCAGAGCATCGAGACCAAGGTCAAGCTGCAGGCGGCTGACGCCAAGATGCAGATGCTGCAATACTTGCAGCTCACACGGGATGAATTCGGCCCAGAGGGCGACAAGGAGTACAAGGCGACTGTCAAGGCCGTCACCTCCGGCGCTATCACAGGTCTGGACGAGGTGGACAAGCGCGTTCAGCTATTCTCCTCCATGCCGGCTCAGGTGAAGGTTCTGCTCAGCGGCGACAAGAAGGCTTCGTCCGATCTTGACGCCGTGCAGAAGGCCGCGAAGACGCTGGGGCTGACTCCGGCAGAGGTCAATCTTGTCGCGAACACCGACAACGCCAGCGCGAAGCTCGACGGCATCAGGGCGAAGCTGCATGACAAGGGTCTGACGGACGCGGAGATCAAGATCATTCTCGACGCGATCGACAACGCGACGCCGAAGACCGACAAGGTCAAGGGCGCGAAGAAGGACTTGGAGACGCCGAGTTCATTCACGGTCACCGCCGATGGCACTGATGCTGCCGTGGCTGCGGTGGGCACGGTGCAGACGGCGTTGGATTGCGTGCCGGGCGAGAAGAACACCAGTCTGAACGCGACTGACAATGCGTCGCCTGTCGCCCTGCTCGCCCAGTCGGCCATCACGGGCGTGCCGACGAACTGGGCGAGCACGCTCATGGCGAGCGGCAACACGACCCCGTTCGCGAATGCGGCCAGCAGCAGCGTGTTCGGCGTGCCGACCAGCCGTAACACGAGCTTGTTCGGCTCGGGCAACACGGCGGCTGTGGCAGATAACGCGACTGCGGCGGTGAACCACGTGCCGGGCAGCAAGAACACGAACGTGAGCGCCACGGACAACGCTTCCGGCACGTTGTCGGGCATCGTGGGCTGGATTCGCTCGATACCGAGCCATGTCACGTCGTTCATCGACGTGGTGACGAACAAGATCGGCGGCAAGGCCACAGGCGGCGAGATCAGCGGGCCGGGCACGGGCACGTCGGATTCGATCCCCACGATGCTGTCGGATGGCGAATACGTTCTGAAAGCGTCTTCGGTGAGCGCATTGAAGTCCACGTACGGCGCGGACGTTCTTGATTCGATCAACGACTCCGGCTCTCTTCCCGCCGCCGTGATGCCCATGAGCATCGCCATGCGGTCGCTGAACGACCTGCAGGCGCTTACCGCCACCCAGACTGCGGGCGTGAAGAGCCTGCGGCGCATGGGCGCGGGGAACACGAAGTCGAACGGCATGCAGGTGCCTGGAGGCGTCTCGCAGAAAATCACAATCAATAATAAGGGTGTGGTGAACCCGTATACGCAGGGCACGATCAATGGTCGTTCTGTTGCGAATGCGGCTCGTGCCTCGCTTACCGGAAGGGGCTACTAGTGAGCATCGCCTATGCGGAATTGTATTACGGTTCGAAGCGAATCAGGTTTGATGGGCGTGAGGGTTCGGGGTCGGATGGTCTGGCGATATCCGATGAGGGTGTCGAGGGCTGGTATTCGACTCCGGAGTTCAAGGTGGATTTGCTGGAGCGTGGTGGTGGGAATGGTGCGCATGATATTCCAGTAAGTGGTATCCGGTATGCGTCTCGTGTGGTCACGTTGCATTTCTATGCGTTGGGTGATGAGCGTGGTGGCGTGTTGGATGCGATTGACCGGGTTGCGCGTTCCACTGGATTGCCTGTCCGATTGCGATTGGTGGATGATTGGTCTGATACGTTCGTTCAGGGGTTCACTCGTGCGGATTTCGAGGCTGGTTGGCATGCGGATTATAATACGGGGTCTTTGACTGTCGAATGCCCGCGTCCTGAACGGTTGGGGTGGAGGCTGAATCGTGTGCAGTTGTTTGGTGCGCGCGTGAAGCCGGGCGGCCTGTCGTTTGGTGATGGTGGTGCTGGACTCGTATTCCCGTTGCAGTTTACCGATGGTGGGGATGATGGTGGCGTGGATTCGATTGTGAACGCTGGTTCGTTCGAATCGTATCCGTTAATATCGGTGACCGGCTCATTCTCGTCGGGTATTCTCATCCAGCATGATCAGGGCGCGTTGGAATGGTCCGGTAATATCGGTGGCAGTCCGCTGATATTGGATTGTTCGCCTCGCGCTCATACCGCGACGATGGGCGGCGTTGATGTGAGCCGTAATCTGAAGCGTCGTGATTTTCCCGTGATACCGGCCGACGGTTCGGTCTCGTTGCGTGTCATGAGTGCGGGTTCCGGTTGGGTGACCGTCGAATCCCGCGACACATACATGTAGGTTCCTTTTTCTTTCTTTTGTTTTACTTTTCAACCCCTCGATTTCGAGGGGTTTTCTCATACTTGGGGGTTTTATGGCTGGTGTCGCGTTCGGTGTCGATAGGGATTCTTCGGGCAGTGGTCTCGACGCGCTCACATTACGCAGGATCATCATGGGCAAATGGCATAACACCGGTGTCACCACCGGCTTGAAATGCAGTGGGCGCAGTGACCTGAAGTACAATGTGGCGGCTGGAATGGCCGTGTGCAGCATGAGTTCGGCTGACGGGTATACGGAAGCGTATTGGGGTGGCGGAACCACGGAGAACGCGGTTGCCGCCGGTGACGGCACGTATCCGCGTATCGACACCGTGTATATGCTGAGCAATACGGGTTCTCCCGACAATCTGGTGCATGTGGCGGTCAAGCAGGGCACTCCCGCCGCGACTCCCACACGTCCCACGCTTCCGACTGGCGCTCTGGAACTATTATCGTTCAGAATGCCATCTGGAGGTTCCGCCACTTCCAGCGCCACGGCTTTGGACACATACCATTACGCGATACCTTACGGTGCCTCTCTGGGATTGCTTGCTCAGAACAGGATGGCGGTTGATGCCGCTGGCGGCGGCGGCGTGCAGAAGGAATACATCGAATTTCCCGTCACGTTCAGTCTGCCGACTGATCGTATCGTGGAATTCGTTTTCGACGTGAATTTCAGTTCGACCGGCACATACACCGAATGGGCCATCGAGTTCAGAGTGGACAACAACGATCTGGCGGGTTCCGCAGCGACTTGGCGTAGCGAGGCGTCTTGGGAGTCTCATCATCACTCGTTCACTACCACGATACCTGCCTGGAATCATACTGCGAACGTGAAGACATGGCTCCAGAACGGGGCCGCTCCTTATTTCCATTATGGTAATAACCGTACCGGCGAGGACGTGTTCATCGGACGTCGCTTTCAGGTGTGGGATCGTGGGGCCGTTCTCTGATGTGGCGGTTCTGGCTGACAGACGCGCGTACAGGAATGCTGGTGCATCCCATTGACATCAGTTCGTTCTCGTGGTCGATGAGCGTTTCGGATTTCGGGTTCAGTTCCACTCCGAAGGACAAGAATCTTGGTGATGAGTCGGTTGATAATCTGACGATCCCGTGGAGTGCGTTCAATGCGGACACTCAGGCCGAGCGTGCGAATCTGCTGGCTCAGGGGCGGCGTGGCCTGTGCGTCTCATGGTGGTATGAGGGGTGTGCGGATGATCGTGGCATCCCGCTCATGTGGGGCGTGTTGGGTGAACGTCAGGATCGTTGGGATGACGTGACGTTCCCGCTGATAAGCCCCCTTACCTTGTTGGATTCGCGTCTTGCCGTGCGGGAGAACGAGTTCAAGACCGGTAAGAGCACGAACGTGATATCGTTCAACGGTTTGAGTCTTCGTGGTTTGGCCGCCGAACTGGGGTATGTCGGCGTTCAGGCGAAGAACGGTGGGCAACTTCCGATTGACTGGAATTATCGGGGTGAGCGGGGCAATCATCAGCGGACGAACTATCAGGCGTGGAACATTCAGAATCTCAGTCTGAAGCATCTGCTGACGAACCTGTCGAACGTGCAGGGCGGCCCGGATATGGCGTTCAGGCCGTATTGGGCTGACGTGCAGCATGTGCGCATAGGTTTCATGGCTGGCAGTGATGGCGACGTGTATTTGGCTCAGGATCATCAGCCGGTCACGTTGAACGCCTTTCCCGGTGGAGGATCGTTGGAGGGTATGACTGTCGATTACGCGCTCCCGTACCAGCGGGTGTATGCGAGCGGCAGTGGTACGGATGCGGCGACGGTTACCGCGTATGCGGAGGATATGAGTCAGATCACGGGTCAGTATGATCCGCCGATCCTCCGGGAACTCGCGTGGAGTGATACGGATGTGGATAAGTCGGACCTGCTGCTTTCCAAAGCGCGTGCTGTGTTGAATGCGAATCATAGGCCGCTCATGCAGATGTGCGGCTATGTGAACGTGGACGATCTGCGTGCGGACGGGTATCCGCAGCACCCGTTGGGTTCTTTCTGGCCGGGTGAGCAATGCTATTTGGATTTGAATGGGCATCCGACGTTGCCTGACGGACGGTATGTGAACCGTCTCATGGAGATGAGCGGTGATGAGTCCGCTCGTGTCCTGTTGAAGTTCGATGTGATGGAGGCTCCGCTGTAAGGCGGGGTCTTTCTATATTCTTTTGGGGGTTGTGGATGAGTGTCCATGCGGATATAACTCGTAAGACCGATGTCGAAGTCGCGTTGAACATGGCGAATGCGGCGTATGGTCTCGCCAGCGGCATGATGACCACGAACGCCGGTGCCGTGTTCATTCCAGACGGGGAACTGGCCGATGGCGAGGATGCTGGG